ATTTTGCCATTTCAGAAACACAAATTACATGAGCATTATTTGTGCTGTCATAAGAAACACCTGTATAAGTTTCAAATATAGTTTTACAAATTTCAATGTATTCTTCCATATCCTCACCTTCTTAAATAAAGAGGTGAGTCCGAATAATTCGGAGACACCTCTTTAACTTAACTTAATTATGCTGCTTTAGTAAGTTTAATTGAATATGTATCATCTACAAGTGCAACTAAACCATGTCTTTCATAAACAACAGTATTATCTTTGGTTTCTACATCTCTGCTCTGTTCCACTGAACCTTCTTTTTTAACAAAGAATTTAACTGCATCTTTCTTTGTAATATAACAAGTATCTGCCGGTACAAGTTTACTAAATAATACTGGCAAACCACAAATAGTGCCAAACTGGCCAGTGTAAAGTATTTCACCTTGCTTACTTGCTATAAAATCGCTGTCTTTTCTGATTTTTGCTTTTAAATCGTTACCCATGATAATAAACATATCATCTTCAACTTCTTTATTAATCGCTGCAAGTGCATCCACAATAGCAGCATAGTTAAATGTAGTGTATGTTGTACTGTTTGAAATTTTAGCAAGTTCTGTAAAATATTCTGTTTTAATTTCATTTGCCATTACTGTACTTGCCCCTGTTGTTGCAACATCAAGTAAATACGGATCTTGCATTATATCCATATCATTGTACTTAAATGTCTGCTGAAATCTTTCAACCTCATAAGTTGTAGGTACAAAAGCAACAGTACCGATTGTAGTATTTTTTGCACCCTTTTCCAGTTTTTCAACTGCACCAGTATAGGTATATTTATTTACTATTTTCTTTAATCCTGCACTTTCAGCCAATGAATAATCAATCGTCATTAAACTACGTGCATCAAGTTTGGTATTAACCAAATCTGTCATTTTATTTTCTAATACAAAATTGTCATATCCTGTTCCAATAGTTGCCATAATTTATCATTCTCCTTTAATTGTTTCAATAGTTATTGTGCTAATTCCATATATAAATCTTTGTCAGATTTATACAATTCCTGCTGCTCTGTTAATGATAAAGTTTTAAACTTTTCCTTTGTCATAGCTGGAGTATCTGCTGTTCCACCCTTTGGTATATTTCCACCTATTCTTGCCTGTACTTCTTTGCTTACTGCTTTTTTAAATTCAGTATCAAATAATTTAATATTTGCCATCATTGTTTCGGCATCTTGAGCTACAATAAAATCTGCAAAAGCAACAGGTAAGCCTTTTTCACCAAGAATTTTACCAGCTTCATATTTATTCTCTTTGAGCGTCCATTCTTTCTCTTTTTTTTCCAACTCTTTGACACGCTGTTCAAACTCATATTTTGCTTTTTCTTCAGCGTTCATTGATGCAAGTTTCTGAGCTTCCTCGGCACGTTTAGAGAATTTCTTTTCAAACTTATCATACATTTTAGAAATTTCTCTATCAAAATCAGCTTGTGTAAATGTTTTAGTTTCCTGTTCCTGTGTTTCTTTATTTTCTGTTTCATTATCTTCAACACCAGTGTTTAAATTTTCTTCCATTTAAAATCCTCCTGTTAAGTTCAACGCATTGCGAAATTGCAATACCCTGTAATAGTTACATGACGTTTTTATCTTTAAAGCCTTAACCCCAAAACAAGGCATAAAAATAACCATACTAAAATTTTAGTACAGTTTAGGCAGTTTTTTCTAAATATTCATCATAATACATTAATCCCAAATCAACCCATTTTTTTGGCATATAATTACAAAAATATCCTCTCATAGTTCCGTAATTCACTCCGTAATATTCAGCACAATCTTTTATTGTATCAAATATTTTTTTCTCACAAATAACATCTCTATGATTAGAACTATCTTTACCATATTTAGGATTTAATTTTGATGGGTTTTGATTGCTTAACATTCTTTCTCTAGCTTTTTGTGCTGCTAAACCCTTATCTCCACCATGCCCATTTGCATATTTATGTTTCTCTTGTTCTTTATAAGTAGCCCATTCAAGATTATCTACACAATTATTACTTCTATTGAAATCCTTGTGATTTACTGTTGATTTATCCTCTAAATTAGGTATAAAAGCCTGTGCCACCAGTCTATGAACATATCTCATATAACTTTTATTATCTTTCCATAGATTAACATTCATATAACCTTTCCCATTGTCATGTATGGTTTTAATGGTTTCCCTGCAAATCTTTTTATTTCCCTTTTTATCAATTACAATTCTTTCAAGTGATTTTATTCTACCTAAATTTGATACTTGATAAATACCTTCAAAATCTTTAATATCTTTCCACTGCTCTATCATTAAGAACCTCCTATAATTATTTTTCTGCATTAAAAAAGACACCATCATTAGGTGTCTAATTTGGTAACACAATTGTTATACTTGAGCGTGAATTTGGATGCAAGGGTGGCATATGTTCCGTATCATCTATAGGAAATATTTTCCCATCTAGTTCCATACATTCCTCACAAGTTCTTTCATCCTCATAAGCCAAAAATTTATAATGAGTATATCCGTTATCCTTTGCTTTCTGCCGGCATGATTCGTTATAAACTCTGCTTGTTTCAGTTACTACAATTCTTTTGCTTTGGTTATATCCTTCACCCATAAGCTTATTTAATTCCCTGCTGGCTTTTCTTACATCCTTACCCAAAATGGAAGTTTCAACTATTTTATTCTCAATAACACCCTTTAATTTAGCGGTATTATTCCATATGCGTTCACTGAAAACAGCACCCTTATATTGTTGAGCTACTATCTGTTTCGCTGTCTCCGTGTCTAATATCGTCAAATCAGCAGGCTTATTGATATATGTATTCATGTCAGTATAAGCATGTTCAGCCACCTTTAATAAGGCAGATGATAAATACTTTTCATTTTCCAAACCTAAAGAATATAACTCTTTTTGGAGTAAATTTTGTAAATTAGAAAACCTCATACTCTTATAAAGATTCGCTGTTGATATTTCTCCGTCTTCCAACATCTGCATCCAAATATTATTTATTTCCTTATTGATGCGCTTATTGGCTTGCTGATACAACTTTTTTAACCTTTGTGTTACTTGCTTATTGCTTAGCTTTTGAACATTGTCCATTCTGTCTTGCCAATATGTATTATTCGTCATCAGCTTCACCTTCCGGGGCATAAGCATCAAGGTTATTTTCTTCCTTAATTTGTTTTAATTCACCATCAATATTATTTATGAATGGAATTTGTGCTAATAATGTACGCTTACTTACAAATGGTGCTAACTTTGCGACAGTATCACCTATAACTGATAAATCAACCGGAATATTTCTTACAAATGAAATCTTAACATCATTTGTATTTATATTACTGCCTAATAGATTGTAGTATCTGCATATGAGATTTAATCGTCTTAATAAAGCCTGCCTAAAATATACTTCTTTACCAGCACAGATTTGTTCTATACCCATTAAGCCGATTTTCGCACTTGTAGCTGTTGTATGGCTCTTAGCCGTTTCAATATCTGCTACAAAACTGAAACGCTTAATATCATCTGCTAAACGATTTTTATAATTCTCATTCTCAACATCATTGCTGTCTTTATTCAGCCAACTAACAGATGATTGCATACCTTCCTGTGAATCCTCAATAGAAATAATTCTATTCTGCTTCATGGTAATGATATCTTCTGTATCAAGGTTAGCGTTACGGAAACACAAATAACTGTCGTTAAGTTCTTCCCTGAAATTAGCTGTATCAGATAAAGCCAAGTCATAGCCGTCTATAAGTTTTAATACCGGCTCTGCATCTCCTGTTATATCCTCATTGTTATAAAAAATATTTATTGGTACTTGCTTAAAATAATTATCCTCTGTACCTGTTAATACAGTGCCATTTACAGATTTTTTATAATACTTTATATCATCAGCAGAATATACCTCTATAAAAGTTGTTGTTTCATTTGAAAGTATATCCTTTGTATCCCAAAATCTGATACAGTAAAGCAATTCCTTTGTAATGTCTGTACTGTAAATTGGAATAACCGTTGTAGGTTCTAACTTTTCAAACTGCACTTCTTTATTTTCATTTACAAATACTAATTCTGCACCGATTCCAAAAATGGAAACGTCTCTTTCTATACTCTGATTATGAGCAATCTCTTTTACAGCAAATCCAGCAATAATATTTTTTAATTCTTCCTGCTGTGTATCATAAGTAATAGGTTTACCCATAAAATAGCCTGATATTAGAGTTGATATATATTTCGCCCAAGGTGTAGCAATTTGGTTATTAGGCTTTGTAATATCAGTAAATGTCCTGTTCATAATGGCATCGTTTTTGCAATCATAGTATCTTTTATTTTTTAGTAATCTGGGTAAATATCTGTATTTGTAATCCTCAATATATTTTTCTACTTTTTCTAAAGTAAGATTTTCTGTCTTATCTATGTAATACACTTGTTACCTCCTTCCTATAATTTCACAGTTAATATTTTTGCTTTTGCTTTAATAGATTGAATACTATATCTAATGGCATCTATAGCATGGTTAAAATCGTCTATAGGTTTATCAATATATTCTCCGCTCTGTTTATCTTTTTCCCATGTATAGTTATCAAACTCGACAATTGTATGTTCACATTTCTTATTTACAATAATTTTATATTCCTGCAATTTACGTATGCCATGCAAAATACTGTCTTTGCCTTTTCGGCATTTTCTTATTTTATCTATTCCCATACGTTTCAAATCAACTATATCTTTAGGATTGGCACAATCTGCAACAATAGTATTTTTATACCAGCCCTTTTCTTTAATTAATCTTGCTATATCACTGTTTGTTAAACCCTTGCGGTATATTTCATCACAGATATATAATGTTTTTGTCTTTTCATCTGCCAAGGATAATATTACTGTCGTAGGGTCGTTATATCCCCAGTCAAGGCCGATACAGGTAGTTAATTCTGTATTATTTTTAATTAATTCATCTTGATTAAATTCTTCAACACTCCAATTACTGAATATAAGTTTATCAGTTGTCTGAAATAAACCTTCAGCAAGAATATTATATAAACGTGGGTTTCTTTCCTTTATAGGAAGTAATACCTCATCATGATATGTATCTGGCAAAAACTTATTATCTTTGTATGTTGTTTTTAATATCATTGTATTCGCCGGCACTATTCCTGTATCAAAACCAAAATAGGTATAAATCCAGTTATGTTTACTCATTGGATTAAAAGATATTATCACCTGTAAATTTTTATATTTCTTTGAACGCACAGAACCATTTAAAGCAATAAAATCATCCTGTGAAAATAAGTTAGCTTCATCAAGATACAAATCTGATATTCCAGAAATACCTTTTGCTTTTTCCTCATTGTCCAAACCTTTAAATATGAACTCGCTGCCATTAGGTAATATCACTGTCATGTCAGAACGGTTAATTGTTAGCTTTGAAGTTTTCGTTTCTAACTTCTTAATCTGCCATTCATCCAACAAATCCATTAATTCTCTCCATATTCCTTGTTTAATTGCATTAGTTGTTTTCATCATACAAAGGATGCGTCTTTTGTCTGTTAAAGATTTATAAAGTAACTTCTGAAAAACAAATTTCGTCTTTCCCGAACCCCTGCCGCCATAGTAAACTTCATATCTGTTAGAATAATCTGTTAAATGAGGTAAATATGTGGGATTAAATAATCTTGTATCTATTGTAATATTCGTGCGATCACCGTCCTTTCTTAATTCACATGTATATACTTTTTTATTTATGTGTTTATTGTGTACTCCATTGCAAATTCATTTTATACATTGCCTGTATTTTGTGATTCACAATATAATGATAATGTTTAAAATACTTTACATTATTTGACATTAAAGAGTATAATTAATTTATCAATAAATTATAAAAGGAGAGATTAATATGGGATGGATTTTAATAGGAATAATTGTAATTGCTGTAATAAAAATTAAGGAATGGAGCCAACCAACGTTACCACCAAAAGATATGAATTCGCCAACATATGGCACTTTAAACGATCCGGAGAATATAGCATATAATAAAAGAAAAGCTGGATTAATAAATCAAAAGGAATATAAGAAAAATATGATGAATGGAAGATATAGATAATAATTATAGTTAGTTAGAAGGTACCATATAAAATTATGGTACCTTTTTTAGTATTAAACTAAATATCAGTGAAAATGAATTATGTCGTCATAATGGTAATAAAATAGCCTGTGTAATATATCTGTAGGCAAACAGGGGATACCCCATTACTCTTAGGGTGGTTCCCCCATATAAAAAGAGTGCCAATTCTGACACTCAATTCTCATACATCTTTATATATTTGCTTACTGTCTGTCTTGTACAATCACATAATCTTGCTAATTCTGATTGATTAATTATTCCTTGTCTATACTTAGGATAATGTTTAATAAACTTATCTGGTAGATTATCTAAAGATATTGAAGGTCTTCCAATTGCCTTACCTTTTGCTTTAGCATTTGCCATTCCGCTTTTAACTCTTTGGCTTATTACATTACGTTCTATTTCAGCAAATACACCCATCATCTTTAACATACCTTCTGTCATTGCATCCAGTTCTTTTGTACAATCAACAACAAAGCTACCAAAGATTAGTTTAATATGTTTCTGCTTAGCGAAATCAATAATATCACATAATTGTTTAGTGCTTCTTGTTATTCTTGAAACTTCAGTTGCAGCAATAGTATCACCTGAACTTACTGTATTTAACAATATATTAAGCTGCTCTCTATCTGATTTAGTACCACTCTCATATTCCCAATATATTTTATTTATACCAAAGGCTTTTAACTCTCTTTCCTGTCTGGTTATATCTTGTTTAGTTTCATCAGTGCTACATCTACAATATCCGTATATCATAAAATTTACACCCCTTTCTTTTACATATTATAGCACATATTATTTGCTATGTAAAGAAAAGGGTCGTTTTATTTTATTTAACATTTCAGAACGATTTTATCAAATTTATAGAGTATAATCCAGCTTAAAATCTATGTTAATTAAAACAAATGTTTTTTTTAACATGATTATTCTTCTGATTCTTCCTCATTATCGCCATTAAATAGCGTAACTGTAATGTTTTCTGTGGTATTTTCGTCAATGTTTATGTTAGTATCTAAGTAGTTATTCAGCTTTAAAATATCCTCACACGCTTTAATTTTATCTCTACCAGCACCATTTTTAGCAATATCTACAATACCCTTTACAGCATGAGATAACGCACCTTTATATAATTTTTCACATGCTCTTTTATACTCCTGTTCCCATAACACGTTATCATACCAACTATATAAAGTTTTTCTCTGAATACCAAACTTTTCACACGCTTTAGTTTTATTTCCTCCATTTGCTAATAATTCAGCAATCACCTGTAATTGAATAGGTGTTAAATCTTCTCTTTTTTTCAATTTTCCAGTCCGAGGATCTTTCTCATTATATGGTTTCATATTTGCCATTCCCATTACCCCCTTTCGTCTTTATCTCTATAATCTCTTTAATTTTTATAGCCAATACTATAATTATCAGCCACATAAAAAACTTTGGAAAGCTTGTAGCTAACCAAATGAAGCTTATTGTACCTAATATTATTTCTAGAATCATTTCAATAAAATATGTAATCCCCATATTAAGCTACCTCCTTAGTATCATAAATTTTTAAATACGTCTTTAATGTCAATTCGTTTATATGTATTAGTATCTATACAAACAATTCCCTTTCCACATTTTTCAATAAAATGCTTCATCTTTACACACCAACCATATGTTTTCTTATATCCATCATTGTGGTTTCTAACAGGAGGAAAATATTTTTTAATATATTTTTTAATTAAATCATTACGAAAAATATAAATCCTTTTATGTTTAGTGCATATTGCGAAGCTAAACGGCCGGATTTGCGGAGCAAAACGGTCGCATTCCGTTTCTGAACAGCCGAATTGCTACCAGTCTGTGTAATCTAATCCTTATAATGATAGTAGCCATCTCAGGGATGG